GGAAGTTGTCACAAAAGTGACTTGAAAAAAATGTTAAAACTTATAATATGTTGAAAATGTGATATTTAACTTAAAAAAAAGTTGCAAACGCTATGAAAAAAGGCTATTTTTTTGTAATTTAGAGTAATGGAAAATATGCAAAACCCATTAGTAGTGGGGTATTTTTCAGATAATTACCAAAAAAATAATTAATTAACATCATGGAAAACACAACAACAAAAGCCGTAAAAAACGGCTCAAAATCTGCTATTGTCCTTACAGAAGTAGGACCTAACACTAACGTACAAGATTTTGTACCACTCCACAACCCAGACCAGGGAAAAACCATCACAGATGTTTTTGAAAAGTTGGAAAGCCTTAATTCAATGAAAAACCAATACTTTGGTTTTAATGAAAAATTGGAAAACCTTAAAGATTTTAGGGCTACGCTTGACGGCTCAGGGATTTTGATGAGGATTGAAAACCACGAGGGCCGAGAGATTGAGTTTACAAACGTTAAGATTATTACCGAATTTATTGATAATGCTATCAATAAGGGTTTAGAACATAGGGCTAATATGCAAAAGGAAATATTAAGCTTTAGTTTCTAACAAAAAAAGCGTGCCTTATTAGTAGTAAGGCACGCCAAAAAAATAATCATTAACCGAAATTAACAACAATCAAATTTATGAATAATCTTATCATTCCCAAAATTGAAATTAGCCTAAAGTATAAAAATAAAGTTAAGCTTTCAGAATTATTTCAAATCCAGAGTTCAAAAGATTGCCATATTGCGTTCAGGTCCGTTTTTGATGCAGATACCTTTTACTGGACAGAAGAAATGATTTTACTTTGTTTGAACCGTGCAAATAGAGTTGTAGGATTTTACAAAGTTAGCGGTGGCGGAACAGCGGGAACTTATGTAGATGCTAAAGTAATTTTTACCATCGCTTTGAAATGTTCAGCGAGTGCAATAATAATTGCACATAACCACCCGAGCGGAAACCTAAAACCAAGCCAAGCCGATAAGGACGTAACAAAGAAAATTAAGGAAGCAGGTAAATTATTGGACATTCAACTTTTAGACCATTTGATTTTAGCAGAACAAAACTATTTATCTTTTGCCGATGAGGGTTTATTATAATGCTGAAACTGTCTAAATACAAAGGACAAAAAGCAGATTTCTACATACAGAGCCACGGGTTACACGCAGGGAGACCACTCAAAAAACCTATTCCAAATTGTTTTGCAGTTAAGACAAAAAGGCAAAACGCTTTTGAAATTGTATTTTGTTTGTACAAGGGTCGAGCTTTTGAATATTTTATTTGTGGCTCTGTAATTCCTTTTATTAGGAAGTTTGAAATTGAACCGTTTTTAAAAAAGGAGTTTGAAAAAGATTTAAAGCTTGAATTATTAGACCGTATTCTAAAAGCTGATGAACTTTTAAAAAACCTTGAAAATCAAATCAAGCTTGTAAAACAATTGCAATACGCAACCGCAAGAGAAGTTTACAAGTAGCGTCCACCAAAGTAGAACTAAGGGATTAGTTTTGCTTTGGCTCGCCCCCCGTGTTGGTATCTTCGTTTCTTAGGGGATTTTTGCTTTTAAATTTTACGGAGGCAATCCCCTAAGAAACGAAGATACCCTTTGCCCTCCCGCATACCTCTACTTTTATCTTTTTCTCGTCCTTTTCTTTCTTTTTGAACAGGTGCAAATTGTATCCATGTTACCAAATATCAAATTCAATACTATGCTGGAGCTGATGGAGCAGTTCGATAGAGACAAAAACCCGGTCGTTTTTTCCCTAAAATATGTCAGCTTCAATCGCTTTTTTCTTAACAAAGTAAAACGCCTGAAAGCAATTGAAGCCCAAAAATCAATTGATGAAATCGTTTTGCAAATTCTAAATAATGCTACTGACAAAGAAAAAATTGGTAAAATTGTCTTTGTCAAAAATGCAGTACTGGCAAGGAATATGAGGAACATTAGCAATACTTCAGCAGCTCGTGAGCCTATCGTAACGGCTCGTTCTACAATTCCAAACAAAATGCTGCGGAGTAGTATTAGAAGGCTTTTTTTGCCTGATACTATGCAAATAAGAAACTGTTATTTGCGACTAATAATTGAGTTCAATGGACACCCTGTAATATATTAATTTAATCATGTTTGATTTTGTAACGAAACAAATTAATAATCACTCTATCGCTTTTGCGGTAAGTGATGTTGCCAGTCTGATGACGCAAGAAATTTTGGCTGGTAAGACAAAAAAAACTAAGGTGAAAGATGATATTGCCTCGCAGACAAAAGGTTTGTCGATGGCTGGAATAGATAATCTCTTTCCCGAAAATCTCAGAAAGGTAATTAACTCAAATTATCGAACGAAGAAAAATGTTCATCTTTCACAGATTGAAATTGCCGCCCTTGGTATTCAAGCTGGAGTAATTGAAGAAACACCTGAAGGAGAGGAAAAATTTAAATTTAAAAAATTTAAAGAATGGCGTGACTGGAACAGAAAGTGGAATATCAATAACAGATATTTAGCCCTTACAGCTCATAATTTTTCGCAGTATTATTTTTCACCCGTTGAAATCATCCTTAATAAAAATAAGGATTACATTGCGATGGTAGAAACAAAAGAAGGTTGGACTTTTAGATTTGCTGAACCTAATGACGATGGCATAATTGATCATTGTTACTTATCTGCTGTCTGGGAAAAAAATCCACGCCTTGATGATACAAATAGAGTAAGAAAATTACCTTTAATATTCAACGTTTACGACTCTGCTACAACACTTTATGAACGTGCAATTGATGAAAATCAAACCAATTTCATTTATTTGCTGCGGGTTGAAACCGATGAATTGATTTATCCGATACCGCATTATTATCCTTTAATCACACAGGGAGTAATAGACATTTCAATAGATGCTACAAAATTCAAAAAGTACATTCTTCGTAATGTCGTCGGAGCTTCAGTAGTAGTATATGTACCAGACTGGTATTGGTCATCAAAATACACCGACTGGAATGATTTAGTTGCCAAATTCCAAAAAGGTGATCCAGCAGCAAAACAGAAACTACTTGGTTACAGACAGGAAGTAATCGACCTTGTAACTGAAGTGATAAGCGGAGCTGAGAATGCTGGAAGAATTATTCTTGCAGACATCAATACAAAGCTTTCGGCAAAAGACACAGAACTGGCAAAGTCCATCAAAATTGAGGTCATCGACAAGAAAAACTTTTCAGGCGACTTCTTACCTGATCAACAAGAAGCTGATTCAAACATCGACTGGGGTTTTGGTATCGACCCAAGCCGCTATGGAACAAAGCCCGGTGCAACCAATAATAGTGGGAATGCTAAGGGCAATGCACAAAATGTTGGTCAAGTAAGTCAATTTTTGAACGAAGAATTGATTTTGGATATTCCTAGGCTAATACGTGATTACAACAAATTTGATGAAGACATGGAATTTCAAATCAGAAGAACGGTCATTAAAACTCAAGACGCTATTCCACCCAAAGACAGAGCCATCCAAAAACAATGACAACAGCAACCTTAGTAGAATTGCAATCGTATGTACCCGTTGCAAATGCCTTTAATCTGACAAACTTCCTTTCAAAAATACGAAAGGCAGAAAGAGATTTAGCCGAAAAATGGCTTGGAAAAGCTTTCTATGAAACTCTTATTACTGGAGAAGATGATGACATGAAAGATATGCTGAAAAATGCTATCTATAATTATGCTTTCTTCTTGCACTTGCCTTATGCAGGCGTAAGAGTATCTAATACTGGAGCTACGCAAACAAAAACTACAACCGAAGGCCCTGCACGACCTGAAGATGTTGAAAACTTGCGTATTGCTTGCTACAATACCGCAATGGAAGAGCTGGAGAACGTATTTGCTATTTTAGAGGAAACAAAGCCTGAAGCTTGGACAAATTCAGCCAAATACAGCGTTTTCAATGAATTGTTCATCAAAACGGTAGAGCAGTTTCAGAAAAATTGTGAAATCGGGAATAGCCGTCGATTGTTTATCACTTTGCGAACTTCTATTCGCTATGTTGAAGATTTTATCATCAAATCTGCCATTTCAGAACCGCTATTTACGGCTTTGAAAGCAGCTACGCCAACAGGCAAAAAAGCAGAGCTTTTGAATAAGTACCTAATCCCTGCAATTGCACATTTTGCAATGGCTGATGGTTTGCCCGGCTTAATGGTGATTTTAGGAAAATATGATACTGTACTCCAGTTTGATAATACTGGAGCAAATGGACAAAAATCCTACAAAACAGCCCCCAAATTAAGCATTGATGATAGAATACAAGCAGAACAAGCAAAAGCTGAGAGGATTTTGAACGATGCTCTTGATTTTATTAGAGCCAACCTTTCTGATTTTTCTGAATATCCAACCTTTACAGGTAATCCTAACCAGATGGACACCGTAAAATCTACTACGGCAGTTTGGTTTTAAACTCTTCTAATCGTACAAGGTTTGACGAAATTTTGTGCAATTGACGAGAAATTAGGCAGATTTTAAAACTTTATAGCTCTTGTAATGATACAAGGGCTAATTTTTTATGTCCTTTTCAAAATCAGCTCAAACACTGAATTTTGGGTATGCAATTCAACAAAATACATATCAAAGACAAGCTTTTCTTTTTGCCTGCGAACATAAACTCGCTAACGGCGAAACAATACCGCCTTTTGGTTCAGGTTGCACATCAAAACGATAGCTCAAAAGCTAAATTATTGCTGTTTTTTGCTCTTTTGGATAATCCCAAAAACCTGAAAAATATTTGGTGGTTCAGATGGTTTTTGCTTAAAAACGAATACATTTTTCCCATTTTGGGAATTTTCTTTCCAAAATTCATCAAAATTGAAAAACTGGATATTGAATCACTGTATGATGCCATTGATCATTGTACGGGTTTCTTTTTCAATGACGAAAGTCCGCTGGTCGTTAATCCACACAAAAAAATCTATCAATTTGGCATGTTAAAACCTGCAATTGCACGAGCGGACACCCTTGCAGATTTTTCTTTGTTAGAATTTTCCGAAGCTGAGGAAGCCTATTCCGATTATTTGAATAAGCAACCAGAGGCATTGACTAAAATTATTCAGCTCCTGTACACTGGCGTAGGTAACAATACTTTTGATGAGCTTACCAGAATGGCTATACTCCACTACTACGAAAATGTACGTGGTTTTGTGTTCTCATCTTTTCCGCTAACCTTTCCTAAATCAGAAGGCTCAGGCGGTAGTACAGATATTGCTGAAGCTTACAGGCATACTATTCATATTTTAGCCAATAACGACCCTACAAAATACCAGTCTGTTGGCAATACAGCCCTTTGGGATTGCCTATTTGCACACGAGATGAAGCTAAAGGCCCTAAAAGAACTTAAAACCCAAACGCCTACACCATGACCGAAACAGCGTATAGAGAATTCTTTGAGCAATTGTCTCAGAAGCCTATTATTGGACATAATCCGACCTCAAGGCTCAAAAGATTTCATCCTTATGACCCTGATCATCTGACTGATTTATCAGTTTTTAATATTGATATTACTAATTTTTGCTTGTTGCTCAGTCGTCCCGACCTATCTATTCCTTACGGTGCTGGAGCTGATGAAATCAATCATCCAACAAGCTTTTTGATAATTCGTGCCACGGATGGCACTCAGGCAGACATTGATTTGGCAATTGCACAAGCCAAAAGCAAAGGCTTGAGCTTTTGGGCAAAACTGCGAGAGATTCAGGAAGAAAATTTGTTTCTTTTTGAAAAAGTCAATCTTTCCAGAGAAGCTTTCAAAATCGAAAATCTAAAAGGACTACCAGATAATGCAGCAGGCGTAGATGTAATGTTTACACTGTCTGAAAAAATAAATTATAGTTCACACCTAAACAATTCCGATTGGGAATAATACTATGCCATCACGCAAATTAGAAGATTTAGACCCAGTACTGGTCGAAGCTTTTAAGGCTACCAAAGAAGAATTTACAAAAAAATTTCCTTCGGGGCCTACACCTATTATTACTTGTACTTACCGTAGCAATGCCGAACAAAACGCTTTGTTTGCTCAAGGACGAACAGCACTGGGCAAAATAGTTACAAATGCCAGGGCTGGACAAAGCCCACACAATCAGCTACTATCTAAAGCTTTTGACATCGCTTTTCAAAGTGGTAATATGCTTGACTGGAACGAAAAGCATTTTAAAAATTTTGCAGCTATTCTCTTAGAAAAGTATGCAACAAAAATTAAATGGGGAGGAACGTTCATTTCCATGCCAGACCGCCCTCACTTTGAATTAATAGGCTGGAACAAAAATCTAAAAAAATAACACCTATGAAATTATTCACTGTTTCAAATTTCGCAAAGTTGCTTTTGCTCCTTTTTGCCCTTTGCATCGCTCTGATGCTCAACTCCTGTGTTACTTATCAGAAATGTGTAGATAAGTATGCCAGTAAGTTATCAAAACCCGATACTGTCGTTTATCAGAAGTATGAAAAATTAATCGTTCCACACGATTCAATTGTTCTTTCATTTGTGAACGATACCAATTGGGTTAATGTGATTCCTACTATCAAAATCGGTAGAGCCAGATTGTCCATCAAAAAAACAAAAGACAACACTTTTGTTCGGGCTGATTGTGATAGTGTTTCACAAACTATTTTAACAAAACAATACAAAATTTACAAAACGACTTTCGGAGTATCACCAAATTGGAAGTATGCTTTCCATGTCCTTTTTGCTTTTTTTATCGTTTTGTTACTTTATACCCTAATTAAAAATCTACACGGGAAATGAAAAATCAACACCATGACAGCGATTCAATGTACGGAGGTATCATTGCTTTTATTGTTTCAATTATCAAGTGCTTTATTACGCACATTGACTTTTGGGCAATTCTACAATCTATCATTTGTGCCATTGCTGGCTATCTGGTGATTAGGCTTTTGAAACATTATTTCCCCGAAAACCAAACCCCCAAATCAAAATGAAACTATCCAACATTTTCAAGGCGGCCCCAGCATGGCTGTCAAATGTTCTTTCATTGATTTTTGCTCTATTGGTATTAGTCAATACCTCTGGACCTGAATTATTGAAATTCTTCGGCGACATCGACTGTCAGCAGTGTGTAAGCACCTTCAACAGTATTTTAGGCTCAGTTGCCTTTTTGTTAGGTGTAGCAAAAGTATTCAGCTCCAGTTCCGGGGGGCAAATATCAAAGCCAACTATTAATACGCTATTAGTTTTGATATTGTGCAATTTTGCGATACACATTACTTCCTATTCGGGTTATAATCGTGAAATTAGGACAGGCAACGACCCACCAGCCGTATCGATACGGTAATTCAACAAAAAAGACATTTACCCAAAAGCCAAAGCCCGCAAATTGCGGGCTTTGGCTTTTTATCTTCTTATTCCTATTAAATCCCATTGAAAAATTGTCTTTTCACCTTCAGTAATTGAAATTTTCTCAAAATCTAAAACCTTAAAAATAGACCTCTCATAAGAGATATTTTTAAAATATATACCATTGAAAAGAATATGTTCATAAGTTCTATGTGATAAATTTTGATTATAACAAGGTATTCTATAATTGACCTTTTCAGTATCAAAAACAACTACGGAATATTTATCAAAATCATAAAGATTTGGGTTTGGCAAGCAATATTTAGCTGTTTCTAATAACTCGCTGGTTGTTTTCATGTCCTTTTGAACCTACTTCATGTTGCATAATTTGGCAATATGATACATTTTGATTTAGCTTCTGAAATCCAAAAGCTTGCCGAAAATACAAAATTTAAGGTTGTAAAATCTATAAAACGATACAAAATCAACACCAGTACTGACGAAACTGTATTGATTGATATTGACATTTTGAATGAATGCAGCTTCAGAATAACATTCGACTACCGTTCCTCACTAAAGTTTCAGGACCAGGGAGCAGGAAACGGCTGGAAACAGGGTATTCGTATTAATCAAAATAGCTACACAGCAGCATTATCCGACAAAAAAACACGCAGACCCCAAAAGCGACTTATCAACCGAAAAATATTTTGGATGATAAACAGCCTAAAGGAAGTAGGCACTACTAACATTATTGAACAAACGATAAGTTCTTTCACCGTAAATCTTACTACACAAAATGTCAGCACCAACCGAGAGAATTAAGATAATTACTGATTTTCAGGCTTCACAGGCAGTTTCTGAGATTCAGAAACTGACGCTTGCCAATCAAAATCTTAATGCACAGCTTGAGCAAATAGACCGTAAAACCAAGGCAGGTAAAATACAGTATCGTGAAACAAAAGCTGCTATCAAAGAAAATACCGCAGCACTCAACGAGCATTACAAAAGCTTAGGCAATGTAGGTTTAAATAGCAATCAACTAAATGCCAAACTTAAAAACCTTCATGCTCAGTACAAACAGCTTGTTCCGGCAGCTGCGGGCTACACTGAAACTGAAAAGAAACTTCGTAGGGAAATACAAGATACTACAAGGGTTTTAGAGGAGCGAAACAAAGGTTTAAAGCAAACAGATAGCATATTCAAACAATTAAAATCACAAGGACCCTCAGCCTTGATTGGTGGTTTGGCAGGTGGTGTAGCTGCTATGTTATTTACTTTGGCGGCTTCAATCAAAACAGTTGTTTTCTCGGCTATTGACAACTATGGCAAGTTGACAGATACGCTTGCCAATATGCGTAAAACAACAGGTTTGACAGAACAGGGAGTTGAAAGCTTAAATAGCAAATTAGGCAATATAAATACCCGAACAGCCAAAAAGGAGCTACAAGATATTATATTGATTGCGGGTCAGATGGGTATTGACAACGACCAAATGCTCAACTTTCTGAAATCTACTGATAAGGTGACAGTTGCCCTCAGCGATGAGTTCAAAGGCGGAGCTGAACAAATAACAAACACGTTTGGAGCATTACGTAATGTATTCTCTGATATTAAAACTCAAAATGCTGGAGATGATATATTGCATATTGCCAATGCAGTAAATAAACTTGGAGCTGAAGGTTTGGCGACTGGTCCAGTTGTGACCGACATCGCTAATCGAATAGGCTCTGCTGGTCAAGTTTACGGCTTAACAGCCGGGCAAACCCTTGGTTTGGCAGCTGCTTATCAGGAAATGGCGATACAGACTGAAAGAGGCTCTACGGCGACTGTAAAAATCTTGCAAAAAATCAGTGCAGCACCCGAAGAGTTTGCAAAGATTGCTGGTATGGGTGTTAAGCAATTTACTAAACTCGTCAATACCGATATTTCAGCCGCTTTTTTAGCCGTAGCAAAAGGTTTTGCAGCTTCAAAAGGAAGTGCAACAGAATTTGCCAATAAATTAGCCGATGCTGAAATTGGTTCTGCAGCAATTTCAGAAGTATTGTCGAAAGTTGGACAAAATACACAACTGGTTACAGACAAAATGAAGATGGCGACCAGTGCCTTGAAAGATACTTCTTCTATCATGGATGAGTTCAATATCAAAAATGAAACTTTTGCGGCTGATCAGGAAAAAGCAGCAAAAGTAACTGATAGATGGATGGCTAACTTGGGCAAAATAGGAGCTGGAATCATTGCACCATTCATCAAAATTTTGGCAAGTATGGCTTTTGGCACTGAAAATCTGACTGACAAATTTATTGAGCAAAACGAGAAACAAAAGAATCTTGAATCTTCGTCAGTAGTTTTAATAAAACGCTACAATGAATTATTACCGCAAATTTCGGGCAATGCTGAAGCCCAAAAAGAGCTAAATAAAGTAATGAACGAGATTGCTACTATTGCACCGGGAGCAGCTACTAAATTTGATGCCTATGGCAATGTTTTGGCGGTAAATCTTGGGCTATTGAATCAGTACATAGAAAAACAAAAAATTGCTAACAATGCCTTGAAGTGGGCATCTATCAAAGAAATTGGTATGGCTAACAATGTGTTAGGAGGCGAAAGAGCAAACCTAATCAAAGATTTGAAAAGCGGAAATTATGCTAAAGAATTGATCGGAATGAATGTGGTAAATAAATCTGCAGATGAAGCTCAGAAATCCTATAACCGTATTCAGGCAAGACTTCGTGAAATAAATGCTGAAATACTTAAAAATAAACAGCTTGTCAAGGATTTTAATACCGAAACAAAGCTGAAGCCAGAAGACACAAAACCACCAAAAACTACCAATTTTTCAAATCTTTCAGATGAAGAAAAGCGTAAAGCCGAACAATTGGCTGAAAAACGCAAAGAAAATCATGCAAAGGTTTTAGCAGATGAGGCTAAAATGCAAATTGATAGCATTCAGAATGATTTTGAGAAAAAGAAAGCAGCTGCTATTGAAGAGCATCGTTTGTATGTAGAAGAAAAGCAAAAGGAGCTGGCTGAGAAAGCCATCTTACAGGAAGATTACGACAAAGCTATCAAAGCAAAAGATAGCTGGCTTATCAATCAGAAAGAGCAGATTCAAAAAGAGTCTGAGAAAAAGACAACTGAAAAGGCTTTACAAACGGCTAAAACTTTAGCCGAAGCACAGGTAATAGAAGCAGAAAATACAGGGGACGAACAGACTATTTTAGCAAAAAAAGTAGCTCTTTCTATTATAGAAGAACAGATTGCTATTTTCACGGCTGGTGAAGAAGCTCATTCAGCGATTCATCAAAAATTTGAAGCCGAACGTCAAAAGCTTTCTGTCGATTTGGCAAAAGAAGCTGAGAAAGAAAAAGCTAAAACCCGCAAAGAGTTTGAGGATGCTCGTGAAAAATATGAGGAAAAGCTTGCTGATGATAAGGATAAACAGGAAAAAACAAAGGAAGAAAACTTAAAAGAAGCAAAGCTAAACTTCAAAAGAAAAGCTGCTGAAGTAAGTTCCGACCTTGTGTTTTCTTTCATCAAATCCGGGATTGATAAAGAGCTTTCGGAAGAAGATAAAAAGTATCAGCAATTAATTCAGCTCAATGATGACAGGCTGGCAAATAATGAAATTTCGGAAGAAGAGCATACCAAACGTAAGCTTGAAATCGAAAATAATCATGATGCCAAGGTTCGGGAGCTGAAACGCAAACAGGCAATTTTTGATAAGGCAAAAGCCATTTTGGATATTGCTATCAATACCGCCAGTGGTGTAGTGCGTGCAGCTTCAGGGATTGTTACGGCTCCGATGATTCCTTACATCATCGCCACTGGAGCAGCCGAAGCCGCTTTGGTAGCAGCTACGCCAATTCCAGAATTTTATACAGGTGGTTTCATAGAGCCAGACAATAACAGCGGGGTTTCGGGCATCAAAAAACCTACGCCACAAGCACGCTTAATCTTTGCCGCTGAAAAAGGCACTGAATTTATGATTAATAATACAGGTGTTCGCCATCCTATTTTTCCGCAAATTTTGCCTTTGATTCAAAAAATGAATGCTGGAGAAAGCATAAATTTGGGCAATTCAGCATCATCATATTCAGGCACACAAACAAACGGCTCTGTTATCAATAACCAGGAAACAATTCAGTTTTTCCGTGAGCTTAAAAGCTCTATCGACAAGCTGAATTATAACCTTGAAAATCCAGTTTCGCCTATTCTTTCAGTTGGTTACAAAACCGCCGAGGAAATTCTGGACGCAGCCAACGAAGTAAAATCTATCATTTCAAACGCATCCGCAGCATGACCTACTTACCAGTATATTTCGCAAAAAATAACTATTATTACGCATTCCCTTTTGGCGATGCGTCGTATCTCCAAGCAGTATTATTTAATAGTGATACTGCCTTAAATCCTTTAGCTCCTATGTTGGCAGGCTCAATAAGTGATTACTATAAATTCAACCTAAAGGAAGTATTAAGTACAGCTTCAATATTCCCAAAGATAGAACTATCAAACTTACCAACTAACGGACACGCAAATTTGAAATTGGTGAAAACGATAAAAGTTAGAACCAATCCCTTTGGCTCAAATGCTTATAGCTTTTCAGCCGATTTTCATTTTTTGAGTGCTTCCATAACTCCACTTTTAGAAGATGTTTACGGACAAAATTTGTCCGTAAATTATCTTGGAGCGAAAAAGAAGTTTTTGAGCAATTCGCCTAAAAAGAAACTAACAGATAGTAATTGCCAAGAGTGGCTATATTTTCTGAACAACATTTCAGAAAATGTAACTGATTTCACGCTAAATATTCGTGTTTTCAAAAAAGACTATCAACAAGTGATTTTTACCGAAACTTTGGTTTCAGAAAAATATGATATTTTAACTTTCAACACTGCATGGCAAAGAATTAAAACAACCTATAATTTAGGGGATGAAGTAATTCGTTATGACTGTTTCCTAACAGCAAACAATGAAATTATTTCTGAAACAAAAACTTATTATATCGATCATTATCCGCCTGAAGAAGTAGAAGTACTTTACTTCAAAACTCGTTTTGGTTTGTTTGATAGCATTCGCTTTTTAGGCTCAAAAACGTTAAGTAATGAATATGAACATCTCAGTTTTGAAACGCCTGCTGAGCAAATTGATTATTTAACTACTACACAAACAAAAGTATTATTCCGGACTGGAGAGCTGATACAAGGCTGGCTTGAATACCTTGCTGATGAACTACTAAGTTCACAAGAAATTTATTGGGATTATCAGCTGGAGCAAAAAGTAAAGCTTTCTAAAACAGCTACGTCTATAACGTATCTGGACCCTACCGACGTTTCGGATGATATTGAATTAGAATTCAAATTTGCCAAAATCTCCACTACATTATGAGGCTGATAATTGATAATACAGAGCTGGACCTTAATCCCGATACCACTATTGACTACAACCAAAGTAGTTCAATTTTCAACGCCCTAAAAGGTGATTATTCTTATCCTTTTGATTTGCCCGGAACAGCCAAAAACCTACAATTGTTTGGTAATCCACACTTGGCATCATCGGGAGCAGATGTTCAAAGGGAATTTCAAGGCGAGCTTTGGATTGGTTCATTTCTTTTAGGAAAAGGTATCATTCGGCTAAGAAATACCAAAGTTTCACGAAACGGTGCGTTCCTGATCGTAAACTTAGAGTTTGCACCTGCCAACATTCCCAAAAAGATCTGGCAGAAAAATATTAACAGCTTTGATTTCGGCTCTGAAACCATACCTGTACAAACTATTCAGGCAAAACATTACTGGAGTGTGTCATGGTCGAGCTTGGGGATGGAGTCTTACGTTACTTCTCAAGACTATCGTTATTACGATTGTTTGATTTTTATTGATGGTCAATTCCTTACGGGAATTGAGCTAATCAACTATGAGTCGATAAGCTACACCGATAAAAATATGGCAAAGTTCAAAAACGATGTATCTGAGAAATTTTCACGCCTGAGTGTAGATGGTATTACTACTAATTCAGACAATACGAAAATCAACATAAAAGTTGATAAGCTGGCGACGGAAGTAAAAATCATTTTCAGAGGTGCATTATTCATTACTGGGCCTTATACAGAGTTTGGGTTTCATCAATTGTCTTTAATCAATTTTACTACTATCAACCAGAGTTATTTTGATGCTAAAATAGATAATACTGTTTATTGTTTGCCTGAGATTATTAATCAAAAGTTTTACACTGGAGGCAGCTTCAACGGAGTGATCAATAAAAAAGATGGTAGCCATGTAATGCTTAATTCAGATGAGTACCAGTCTCGCTATTGTGTAGTGCCACACCTTAAATTTTTGTGGGTATTTCAGCGATTAGCTGAATTCTTAAATCTTGATTTTACGGGAGCATTTTTCACTAATAGCAATATTCAAAAGCTGATATTTCATAATTTATTTGCCACGGACAAACAAGCAGCTGAAACAACCATTCCTTTTAATGTTCACAGCAATACCATCAATTACTCTAACCATTTACCCGAAATCAAATTGGGCGAATTCTTTCAAGCTCTTGTGGATCAGTTCGGTATTGGCATCGAGTTTAATACGCTTACCCAAACTGCAGATTTTTTCTTTTTCAATGAAGTACTGCAATCAAATGATTTCATCGACCTAAGCGGGCGGCTCGCAGTAGTTTACGAATCAGAAGTACAGGACATCAAGAAAAAGCAAATGATTTGGGAGTTTGATGCTGCAGATGAAATTGCGAAAAATACGATTGATATTTTTAAGTCTATGCCTACCGATGAGATAGTAGAAGCGGATAGCGATTTTGCTTATGACGACATCAAAGCAAAATTCCCTTCCTTATTGGTAGAAACTGAATTGGTAGGAAGTGAACCGTTGAGCTTTCTACTCCGCAAAAATCCGCAGATAAAGCAAACGGGGATTTCGGTATTATACTCACAATCGAAAAACAAAAATACACTTCGATTTTTGTTTTGGGAAAATGGCAAGGCAGACAGCCAGACCGATACTTTAGCCCTAAGTTTCTATGGTGAACATAATTTGTACGATGAACTATTAAGCAAAAAATTGGCTGCTCTCAACAACAATAAGCCATTCAAGCGAAAGGCATTATTGAGCCTTACAGAGCTGATGTCATTCAGATTCAAAACCAAAATATTTGCTGATGGTATTTGGTATTTAGCTGATAACTTTTCCGTAAAACTTCGTAAAGAACAGGCTATTTACGAAGTTGAGTTTTTGTTGAGGCGACTATTGTTCTAATACTTCAAAGTCCAATTGAACTTCTGGAGCATACTTGGTAATTATGTTATAGATAGCCCCAAATCTAAGTTTTCTATCCAGATACTTAGCTTTGGGGTTTTTTAGGTTGTTGGGTATTGGCGATTGACTAAAAATCTTATCCAAAACTTTTTTGTAGTAGATAGCTAAACCATCCTGAAAGCATATCAGGAACACCTTTTTATGGGTATGTTTTTCAATTAAATCAATCATGGCATTTACACCAAAATTTCCGTTTTTGTATCGGAAACGTTGGTTAGTAAATTTCTCTTTCTCCGCCTGAAACAGAGCTTCTACTTCTTGTTTTAGTTTTTCCATTTTGTACAAAAGAGCCAACGTTTAGGTTGGCTCTTGATTAGTTCAGTGCTTTAAAATATTCTTTTTTCTCTAAACCTTTTGATAATTTGTAGGCTTCATAATGTTTTGCTATTTGTTCTGGAGAAGCAACTTCGTCTGATTGAACAATTAGATTATTCTTGATAAGAAAAGCTCTGTAAAATATTTTCAAGTCCTCATTATAAGCCCGAAGATAAAATTCAAATTTATGTTTAATTTCAATTGCAAATGCTTTAGTGGTTTTAATAACCAAACATTTTTTATTAAATCTATCTTCCAATAAAAAAACATCCTTACCTAATATGGTAGCAGCTATTTGGCTGAAAAATTGGCGGTCTTTAGATTGTACTTTAAAAAAATGATAATCATTTGTTTCAGAGGATAAATCATCAAGAGTAAAACCGTATTTTTTCATTAGCTTTTCAAGAGCCTTTTCAGCAGCTTTTTTTTCACCTCCTACACCTTTTTCAACAAGGCTTTGTATTTTTTTTGCTAAATCAATATAATCTGCCATGATATAAGTATTTTTGTGAGTCTATCAATTTTTTTGAGTTTTTAGATTTTGAAAAGCCCACCTGCTACGTGGGCTTTTCGCTTTTTAAATCAGTGTGAAGTCGATGGCATCTTCAATCGTATCGAATTCAAATTCCAAATCAAAATCATTTTTTAAAATAAAATTCTGTTTTTGTTGAAGCATACAAATTTCATATTTCCTGAACTTTGCTAAAAAAGAATAACCATTCTCAGTCTCTTTGACATCTTGAATTTTAGGATTGTTAATTAATACTTCTTTCATTTTCCTTGATATTTAAGAGCTGTTGAAATGTCAAATTTTCCTGCTTTCCAATTTTTAGAATACTTAGCAAGTATTTCTTTAAGTTTAGCATCATCAGCAAACGTTACTTTTTTGTTTCTGAATGTATCAAATTGCATTGGCGTTTTTTTACTGTTTCCAGTTACGTAAAGCGTTGCAACCTCTGCACCGTTGAAGAAAGCTCCAGTTTTTAAATAGATTCTTTTGTCAATTGCTCCTTTGCCGTCTGAACTCCAAACTGTCAAATATAAATCTTCACATCCTAACAATTCAGAAAGCTCAGTAGCTAATTGTTTTTCTCTGGCCCAAATAGCGTATTGTCTTTCTTCTTCCTCTTTTGCTTGTTCTGCTAACTTTTTGTCAGCAATTTCTTTTTCTACTTTCAAGCGAGCTTTTCTAATTTCTTCTTGATCAAATTCCTCTTTTACTTTTTCGATGAGTGATACTGCATGAAGAGCAGCTTCACCACCACGAGTAAAACATTCTTTGAGAGCTTCAAAAGCCGCCTCTTTCAATTGTTCTTGTGACAATTGATTGAAATTGATTTTATTGTCCATTTTTTTGAATTTCGACCAAGCCATTTTCAAAGCTTCAGACAAGCTTTTTCCTGCTTGCTTAACTAATTCCCAAGCTTGCTTGAATACAGTAGAACGAGTAAGATTTAAAGTTGATGCTGGAGCGATTGAAGTTGACATAGCCTTTGTTTTTTTGAGTTTTAGATTATCGGTCTGCTACACCGAGTAGCTCTTTCTGAACTACATGACAAAGGTAAATTTTAAATCAAAACTGGTACTTGTTCGGTATTGAAAGCAAAAAGCCAATAGATATTATACTTATCGACTAAATCACGCTCTGGTGGATAATACTGTATAACCATGGCATCTTTTCCAAGTATATCATTTTTGATACGTTGGAAATCTGCAAATTGATTAGAAGGTACTTTCCCATCTTTCCTTTGAATCATCAATTTAGTTGCAGGTCCCTTAGTTGTTTGTTCTTCATACACTGTTACAATGTAAACTGAATTTTGAAATGCCTTAATACAACCCGGGGGTACAGCTGGTGATTCATTCAAATTAATTTCGCAAAAACTATTAAAGGTTGGATTATGTGATAAGAGTTTACTTCTTGCAGACTCTTGCATTCTTCGTTGCTGTCTATTCATTTATATTTAAAATATCAATTTTAGCATATCCGAGCTCATAAGCAGATTTCAAGGATGATTTTTATGTATAGTTTCGTTCTGATTCTGACATTACTTTTTCGTAAATAAAGTCAGATGCAAGGTTTTGATTTTCTAACATTTCAGTTAGCTGCTTTTCTTCTATGAATACAAACTTTGAAATGAAAACCGTAGCAGGATATTTGATTCTGATTCTTTTCTTAGCCATGTTATTTGAATTTTAAAATGTTTCGATAATCATAAGCCCGAGATTTCTTATTTCCACAAACTTTAAAATAATAACTTTTACCAACTTCGAGTCGAAAAAAAATATCTGAATTATTGTATTTGTTATTCCAAAATGAATCTTCGATAACAAATGTTTCTTTATCTGTAATTACCAAATACCGAATTTCTGTATTGATAGTGCTTCCAGAGCCTGAAACTTTATTTTGTTGCTCAAGTTTCTCTACTTTACAGTGAATAACTTCAATATTTTTTTGAGACTGATATTCTTTATATTCAGCCCTTATACCCGCAAATGCAATAATGGCTAAAAAAATAATGACAAACTTTTCCATTCTTTCCATGATTAATAAATTGATTTTTCTTTGTTTAAATCCCCCTCCCAAAATGAGAGGGGGCAGGGGATGGTACGCCGCTGCGTTGAGGTTTTATTTCGTCAACATTATGACTATTTGCTCTGCATCCTCCAAAGCATAACTAAGCTCCGAATACACCGCCACAAAACCATTAGCATGCAAAAAGGTTTGTACCTTCGGGTCAGGGTGTTGGGGAATAGTAAACTCATCACTATCACGTGTTACTAATTGCCAGCCACCACGGGCGTTCGGCGAAATCATAAACATTACACCTTCTTGTTTAGCAAGCTCCTTCCAGTCTGGTATAAATTGCCCGGCTCTTTCAATTACAACTTTGCCATCCAATACTCTTTCAAGCGAATAATAATACTCTTTCGTTTCGATGGAAAGCATGGCAGTAGCAAGATAACCTTCCAGAGTTGCACAAGCTATAATCATTGCGATATTAAAACCTTCTTCCTCAATATTATTCAGGTTACGAATAATTGAATTAAAGGTTGCTGTTTCGCCACCTTCTTTGATAATAACTTTTCCTTTGTCCACATCTGAAACATAGTTGTATAACTGTTTCTTGAGGATATTTTTCAAATCAATATCATGACAAAAATGCTCCAGTACCAGCAAATTTGAAGCTGGCAATTCGCCGTTTTGATGATGGTCAAAATTGACAAGTACTGGCTCATAATGTTGAGCAACGTCGATAATAATAACGGATGGGTCAGCAAGCTCCTCAAAGGAAACTTCATTTTTTCGCTCAATTTGTATTGCATCGTAATTGATATTCTCGAATATCATGATAGTTGCAATAGACAATACTTCATCTGCATGAAATACGCCTGCGTGGGTAATTATTTTTTTGATTTCCATGATTGATTGATTGATTAAACTGCACTGGTGATAAAGTTTCTTGGAACGGCAAAGCTTCGTTTTTATTCGGCTTTTAGCTCTACTCTGATAAACTGTACAAAGTTTGATTTTTCGGAAGCCACCACGCCAATATAAAGGCATTTCGGTTCTTTGATTGTTCGCTTTAATTTGCCTGTTCCTACTTCGATTTTAAGGTCATAGACCTCATTTAGTTTTAGTTCCATTTAATTAGATTTGAATTGATGCTCTAATACTGTACATAGGTTGCCAATCTCTTTTACTTGTTCTTCTGTTACGGTTAATGTAATAGAAGTCGTTGTTGGCGTTAATGGCTTCACTGGACCAGGAGTAAATCCCTTTTCCTTGAGTGTATCCATATATTTTGGAATCTTATAGTTATCTACTACAATTCCAACATTCTTTGTTTTGTGTGAATCCATCTTATATATGATTGATTACCCACCACCAGATTAAAACAGTGATGATGGCGATTAAAGTTGATGTTATCATTTTGGGTACGTTAGTTGTTCTTCTCATTTTTTATCTTCTTGCATTTGGAGCCGCAAACCTTTGCATCGGCTCTTTTGCCTATCAGAGGCTTACCGCATATTTCACAATTGTAAACAGAAATACCACTTAGAACGGCTATTTCGAGGTTTTGGTCGTTTATGGGTACGGATAAATCTTGAAAGATATATCCGTTCTTAATTCCTACTACTACTTCCCATTCTAATTTCAAAGCCGTACAACATTCACGAATAGCAGGCAAATACGTATAGGCTAAAGCCTGTTTTCCTGCTTGAAAGAGGGTTTGGTAACTCCGCAAATTGATGCGGAGTTTTGTTTGATCGTCCATCTACTTATTGAATGTTAAGAGATGTACAAACTTGGAATTAATATGCCACATTGAATATTTTGGCATAAACACAGCGAAGACTATCCAACCATATTTTTTATCGTAGCAGATATAGTACAAATCGCCTAAATAACTGATTTGCTCTATTGTAAATCCAAATGTTGGATTTTTCAAAAAGTTAATTCCTTTGTAGTAATTTGTTACGTTCTGTACATAAGCTAAATCTGTAACTTTTCCTGTAAACTTAGGTAAAGAATCAGCACTTACGGGCATGATAGTTTGGCTATAAGCCGAAATGGAAAATAATACTATGGCGAATGTGATTAATGCTTTTTTCATTGGGATTATGATTTGATTTTTTCAAGATGATTTTCAACGAATTCTTTACCTGTCTGATAGATTGGTTTCATGTGTTCGATACAGTTTCTATCAGATAATTTATTGTTGATAGTTTCGATGTACTTTGTACATTCTTCAACCGTCCAACTCTCTACAATCTTTGCGAAAGTTGGTGATACTGTACGTTTAACATTTTCCATCCTCAATATCAAAATCCCATAATCTGAGCTTGCCTTTAGCGGGGATTGTTACTGCCAATGGGCTGATGTTAGATAGCAAATAGATTTTTCGACCGTTTGTGAAGTTGCCAAGTAGTTCTTGCTCTGCGGAATAAAGCTCTGATTTCTTCCAATTTTCTGCCAAAACCACATCGTCGATAGTGGCTTTGCCGATAATACAGCCCAAAGGCATATCTTCAATATCAGGCAGATTATATTGCCTTTTGATTTGCCAATACAGCTTTACGCCCTGTACTGTCCATTTAGCTGAGGCGTGGATTAGGAATTCCCCACGGTAGGAAGTTGCCCAGCTGCGGGTTTCTGTGTGCTTGATTCCAAGAGTCACTAATGTGGCCCATGGTTGCAGGAGTGATAAAACTTTCATAGTTTTGCCCTTGATTAAAATAATTGATTAATTGATTTAATTGATTTGCCGTCCGTTGCTCGAACAACGGGCGGTTTTTTTTTCTAAAATGGTGGTCCTAATGGTGAGGGGGAAGGTAAGTTATGTCCCGGACATCCGTTTTCAAAATAATCGAAATCAGGACACTCTTCTTCACCACAACAAGGCAAAATCTTATACCCTTTTTGTTGACATTCTTTTAGGTATTCACGAGCTTTTTTATCACTTATCTCATCCCCATTTTCATCAGAAAAAAAGTTGATTTTTTTTCTTTTATGTCTGTTTAATATTCCTTGAATACTTATAGACAAATGGTGTCTAACATACATACATTACCTAATTTTTTATTTCAGATACTGCTTTAAATTTTCCTGCTTTCAACAGTTCATTTACAGGCTCGTAAGGATGCACTTCTAAAATTGGCGTCAGGATAATATCTGTAATCTCGTAGTCTTTCAAATTGCCTAACTCGTTTTTCAGAAAATCATAAGCCTCTTTTGGATTCTCGGTATTGAGTAACATAAAGTGCGGTGTCTTTTTTTCCTTCTGTGTCTTTTCGTTGAAGCTGCTATAAACTACTTTGGCTTTGAACCATTTTTCAGAGCCGTTTGGATCATTGAAAACATCTGTAAGCCTCATTTTTGTAAGCTTGACCAACTGAAAGTCTGGCGTATTGCTTGCTACTACTTCTAATGTTCGGGCTTCACTTTCTGTGTAAGAAATCGCATCGATAAGATGATGCTCGTTTACGGTAGTGAGTGTTCCAGCTTCATTTTCTCGCTGATACCGAATGTGTGCTAAATACCATGTTGCCATTATTGATTTTCCTTTCCTAATTGCCTGAGGGAACTCAAGCTTGTGATTACTGATTTGATTAAATCTTTCTCCTGGTTATTCAGGTAATTTAGGCTAAGTTCTGATTCAAAAACTTGAGCCTGTTTTTCGATTTTCTGAAAAAATCGAATGCGGTTTGCTTTTTCTGTACTGTTCATTGAAATAGTTTTGTTTGACCTGTTTCGCTTCCTTCTTTGAAAATGTATGCTTCACACATGACCAACTTTCGACTACCAAACTTGATTAATTGTCCCTGATAGCCTCTTTCACGGCGTTTTAAGTCGATTTCTTGGTGATGCTCTGAAAGTTTCAAAGGCTTTAGTTCTCCTTTATACACCAGTAAATCTTCTACACGATTGCCATAAATTTCTTCGTAGCCAGTGGCTCTGCCATTACCCATCGTTCCAGTAATGACGTACTCTTTGTTCAAATAGAGTACAGTACCTATGGCTTTTTCATGTTCTGCAAGGCTCTGACATGAGAGTGCCATTAGCATCTCTTGAAATTTGTATTTTGGTACAACAAGCTGATTTTTCATATCGGATTATGTAAGTTGTAAATTCCTTGTATTGCCTCAAAAGTTGCTTCATCCAAATCCTCAATCTCACCAAAAGCTTTCCTAAATGCTGTTGTTGACTGATCATTTTGATACCAGTCCTTAAAACTAATTTTTGAAAAACTTGGCTGCCAATCTGTCAGTTCTTTATCAATTTTTGCTCTTAGATTAATGATTCCTAAGCTATCCTGTGTCGCCAGAAGGTTATACAGTGCTTTTGCTTCTGGATAAGTAATCGTAAGAGCTTTGCCATTTCTGCCAAATTTTACAAGGTTTACTTCTTTGGAGAAGTAATATTGGTGCATCAAGGCGGCTATTGGCTCAGGCTCTATGCTCATGCTCTTTTGGGTATTGAAATGAGCATAGCACCATTTGAGATAGTAATGAGTAATATTCCTAAGATTTTTATACTCATACTCATCGATTCGTATAGTTATGGAGTTAAGCATAATTAAAAGGTCCGTTCTTGTGGTTTACCTGTTGAAAAATCTACTCTTTTTCCTTGTGTTCGCAGCTCTGGCTGAATCTCAAGATGTTTCCAGTACCAAGCTTTCATAAAGCTCTCACCGTACTTCTGGTTATACTTTCTCAAGTAATTACTTAATTCTTGATGCGTTTTAAACCTAATCGAATGGTTCAGCTCACCTTGAAGAGCTGCACGAGTGATTGGCATTTGGGCAGGTTCTGGAGCTTCCATTTTACCCGTTTCGAGAAATTCTTGATAGAATTTCTCGAGATAATTTGTAATGTATTGGTCATCCTGATATTCGCCGTAAAGCTCGAATGTGTGTGGATATAGCACCAGCACACGGTCGTGCTTTTCTTTAGGCATTGAGAAATCATTAATGAAAACCTCTATCATGTCACAATTTTTAAATTTGGGTAGAAGTGGGTTTTGTAACTTCTTAATTAATAGAACTCTATCATTTGAGTTTTCAGCACCTTGACCTTTACTGTACCCATCCATCGTTGTAACAGAGTTCCCCGGCATTCCGGGGGTAAAGTGAAATACCCATCTAAATTTAGAGTTTGCAGGGTCGGATTTGAATTTTACTTTGTGCATCGTTTTGGTGTTTATTAGGCAACACGATATTTATTTGTTGCCTAAATTGTGGATAACTCAATAAAAATGTGGATAAAAAAAACGGGTAATTTTTTGAAATTTTTTCGCTTCCTAACTTAAAGTACAAGTACAAGTACTTTTGACTTGTACTTCTGAATAACTTCTTTACAGATTTGACAATTGAGACCCTAACCGAATAACTGTATTTCGGGTGCTAAAAAAAAGCCAGATTTTCTGGACAAAAGTTTTCCTGCTCGGGTTTTTCGGGCGAAAATCCTGAGAAAATGTATGAAGCAAAAACTACAGTAGCTACAATGCAGAAATCGCTGGCGATATAAGTACGGGTAACTAACTTGAATTGAAGGTAAACATGGCTTTATATGCGTTTAAATGGACAAAATAATAACAGCCTCAATTTTTAGCAAACTGAGCGAATAAGTGCCTATATGCCAAGATATAAGCCTTTTTTTACATACGGATACATATATACGTAAGTATCCGTAATTGAATCGCTATGGGTTCACCATAGCACAATGGCTTATCTAATATTCTAAGCCGTGGTAGGCATCACGGGACTCGAACCCGCATTTACTTTCTATCGAAAGTCTCTTAGCTTTAGAAGAGATGCCTTTTAAATTATGAGTGTTGAATTATGAATTATGTTCTTTGAATTAGAATCTTAACTCTTTCAAGCTCACTATTCAATTCCTCCAGTTGTTTTTGATAAAGCTCAACTTGCGTCTGGAGCATCATTTTTACAAGCTCCTTAGAAAATGGCAAACCTTGAATAGGATCGGGCTTGATGATATAGTCAACAATTCTAAGCCTTACATTTTCTGATGGCATTTGTTCCAAATCTGCAATGGCTTCTTTCAAGCACTCAATTCCTCTTTTTACAATGGCAATGGGTGCAATCAATTCTACTGGGCCACCATCTAAAATCGGTTGAATTCTTCCTAAACTCCCTATTTTCACCAGTCCATCTTTATTCTGTTCCATTTTTAAAAAATAAAGGCAGACAGTCCGTAGACTGCCTGCCAAGCGTATATATATAAGTAAGCAAAAAGGTACGCAAATAATACAGTGATTTGCTCGTAAGCAAAAGCAATCATTTGGCTGATATTTAAGAATAATCCGTTCATTTTTTGGTATGGTTGTTTAGCCCACGATTTTTCGTGGAGAATGCTATTATATTAATAGCACAAAGTGTTACTGAAAATAACAAATATGTAATAGCACTAATCAATTCATTTTTAGGGAGTTAAATACTCCCTTAGATAATTCTAAGGGAGATTCAATTACACCACTTTCTCTAATTTACTATCAAAAAAAACTTTTAGGCTTTTTAAAATAAGCGATTGATAGTACCAATCGCTATTTTTCCATTATAACCTTAAAAAATTAGTAGCAGTGATGGGACTCGAACCCATGGACTTGGGGTTATGAGCCCCACGAGATACCATCTTCTCCACACTGCATAAATCCTATGTGCGTGAACAAAAAACGTAGTCCGTAGAACGAACTACGTTTGCCTCAACACACCAAAAAAATGAGTAATTAACTCAAAATCATCTTTTTTTTCGCATATAATAAGAGCCTGCTATTGCATAGCCAAAGCAAAAGCAACTATATGCTACTATTAGTATTTTTTCTATCATCCTCAAAGTCCCCTACAATAAATTCCTTAAAGTGTTTTTTGGCTAAAGCAGCTCCTACAAAAAAGGCTGATAAGCCAACTGTTAGGACTAATAGGTTTTCTAAAAAGCCCGCAAAAGCATCTGATATTTCAATAATTACATTCATATTTTTGGTGTTATTGGTAAAATTTCATGGTTGAAGCTCGTCTTTTTGCGGTTGATTAAACCACCTAATGACCACTATGGCAAAGCCTAATATTAGTACAAGATGTGCTGTTAATAAAGCTCCTAAATACAAGAAATAATCTTCAGTTGAAATATTCATTATTTTTGCTTTTTGCCTACTGAAAGCAGCAGGATGAAAGAGACTGATAACCAAAATATCATTTTATAATTTGGGGAGTGGCAAGCTCCCCTGATTGTTTGATTGTCCTTCCGCCTCTGGCATTGCCAACGCCCTTTTCACAATGATTAAAATAATGTTTCAATTCCGCTGTTGGTACGATTAATAGCTATGGGTGATGAGCCTTGAGCTATAAGATTTTTAAAGACGGGGGACGTGCTGATTTTTGGGAATCAAATTTCTAAGAGGTTACAAAAAATTTGAAAATCAGCCGTTATCTCACCTCTTTCGGCAAGAATCCCCCGTGTAAAGATTGTAGCTTTCAGCTATGAGCTTTGAGCTTTGATATTTCTGCATAGGCTTAGTTCGCAATGGTGTTGCCCCATACTATTGAACTAAGCCCTTACCGCATTGCAGATTACGGGGTCTCTATCGCATTTGGGGTTATTTCAGATTGTGGGAATGACAAGACTCGAACTTGTAGCGTTCCGTAGAAAACAGATTTACAGTCTGCCGAGATACCATTACTCACTACATTCCCTTATTTGGGGTTACAATAGGAAGTATGAAGTCATCGGTGCAGTCATTTCTGCCTCTTTAGACGGTTTTTTCTCCTGATAGCTTACTACTGCACTAAATCAACTATCCAGACCCTTACCCGACATCACCTTTTTTTCCCTATTGTAGAGCCCCTTTGTGGTTCGGAAGAATGGTAGGATTCGAACCTACGACCTTTGGCTTATCACACTATCCAACGCTCTACCTGACTGAGCTACATCCCTCATATTATTTCAAGCTAAAAGCCCGAAATAAACACGATTATGACAATTCTTTTGATAACGATTTAATCTTAGCAAGATGGCAGTAACAGGTACTTGCCCAACCTATCAATAAACTAAATAAATTGTACTTTTGTATTTTCATAAGCCTGCGTTAAATCGCTGGCTTTTTCTGTATTTCTCTAATTCAATCTCTTGATCTATTTCTCATTTTTTAGCCTCAAGAGCTTCTTTTTCAGATGGACTATACATCAGCCAAATGCCATAAAGAAGTAAAAGATAAAAGAAGAACTCCATTAGATTATTGGTTAATTTTTGGGGAGTTTTTGCTATCTTTAAGATGTCAAAAAAAAAGTTTCACACATAACCCCCCAATATTTTTATGGAAAATTTCAACCTCGGCGATACTGTAAATATCATCGGTAAAAAAGAGCCACTTTTATTAACAGCATGGTCAAGCACTGGCAATGCAATTTGCTTATGGCATACTAAAGAATGTGGATACCAATCTATTGAAGTTGATACTACACTTCTGGAAAAAATTCAGCTTGAAGCAGAGCAATCTCCTGACTTGCTTTTTCTGGGTTAAACTCTTGTCCATTCAGTCTTCTTTTAATGAAGTTATAAACCTGACTGATAGGTGTCTTATTTTCAATTGAATATTGAACAGATAATTTTATTACTTCAAGCTCTCTTTTAAAAGCCTCTGATTCTTTAGAGGCTTTTAAAAGTTTGTAGCTTAACACTATAATTATCACAAACTGTAATAAAGCCAATATCAATACTAATTTTTCCATAATTCAATATTTCTACTATGCAAAATCAATTTAAAATAGGTGAATTTGTCACCTTTATTCATTCTTCAAAAAACTTCCTTATTACTGGATTCACTGAAAATGGCTTGGCTTATTGTACAACCTATTCCGCTGAACACGGATACCAAACTATTATCGTAGATGTTAGCCTACTTGAAAAACAAGAAGGACAAAAACAGTCTTTTACTTCTTCAATTTTAAAGCTCTAAACAAGTACTCAGTTTCACGGTCGGTTAAAGGAGATGTACCACTTATTTTATGTTGAGCATTTCTTTCCCCATACCCAAATATGTCTTGCATATTTTTTTTGATAGTCTTTCTATCCTTTATGGCTTTTGCAAAATAAGCCTCACGTATTTTTTTCAACTCATCCGACATATCGACCGCTCAATAAAAAGAGAGTATAAATCGAACTATAATTCGTTTTTTCGTATTACTTTCGTATATATTTCGTATCTCTTTCGTTATTTCCCTACAAATATCAGAGAAAAAATCGAATTAAAAAATAAATCAGATAAAAATATGAAGAATTTTCAAGAAAAATTAAAAAAAGCATTAAAAAGCAAAGGTATGACGCAAGGTCAACTATGTGAAAAGATAGAAATGTCTATGGATGGCTTCAAAAGGATGATTGATAATGATAATGTTAAAGTAAAAACATTAGAACAGATTTGCGAAATACTTGAAGTAGATATTGATTATTTTTTAGACATTCCAGTAAAACCAACACCAGTTGGTTTTTGGAAAAGGTTAGTCGATGAAGCCACAGCAGAAGCACAGAAATGGAAGATAAGGGCCTACGAGCTTGAAGAACAAATGGGTATTGGAAATTTTAATCATGTAAGTGGAAGAAGAGGCGGAAGTGTTAGACCAATTTTTTTGGGTCAAAATTCACTTACGTTTTCACTTACAAAATAAGCTATGTGCTTATAACTCTTTGATTTTCAAGTAGCATAATAAAGTAGTAATTTATTTAATACTGAAAATTGAAGATATTATAGACATAAAATAGGCACATATCAAATAATTTATTCGTTAAAACCCTCTCTATTCCTTACAAAACGGGTTACTTACGAATTTACTTACTTACGAATTCCACTTACTTTTTGCATACGGTTTGAACGGTTTAATGCTCACATTAAACATATTCAAAAAATGTCAAAAAAAAGATACCCCTCAATTTAATGGAAATCTATTTCTGGTTTAGGAAGTCATCAGTTTCTGAAACTCAAGGAACAATTAGCTGTGTCGTAAAAATTGATGGAGTAGAATCACAACCATTTTCTACCAAAATCAAAACAGAAAAAGAATATTGGTCTGCAAAAGAACAGTGTTTTATTGGGAAAGATTCTGCAATCAAGGAACAGATTAAAGAGAACATCAAGGCTAATTTGATGTTGAATTACAAGCAGCTTCTTCTTAAAAATAATCACAGGCAGCTTCATCCTGACGAAATTAAAAATGAGTTTTTGAAGTCTAAAAAAGCTGTAACAATTGTCAAGAAAGCCGTGACGATGGTTGAAGCAATGGAGGAGTACATGAAAGAAAGAAAAGCCTCTGTTGACAGCAAAAATTTATCCAAAAATTCATATTTACAATATAAAATGAGAAAAAGTTTAGTTCAACGCTTTCTATCTGAATTGAGAATTATTGACTTGCCTTGCAAAAAATTTAATCAGGAAATTATTGATGAGTTAGAAAGTTGGATGTTGGAAAAGCAATTGAAAAGAAGTTATATAAGCGGAATAATGGGGTTTATCAAGTTTGTTCAAAAATTTGCGAAAAAGAAAAATTTGATTAAAAAATTGCCCCTTGAATACTATAAAATACAAAATGCAAAGAAAGCAATACCTGTTGTAGTTGAATCGAATGATTTGCAAATAATGTCTGATTTTATCTTTCCAAAAAAACAACAAGAAGTCTGCGATGCCTGGTTATTCTGTGCAGAAACATCCCTAAGTTTTGTAGACTATATCAACCTTAGAAACGAAATGTTAAGGTATGATGATGGAATATATTGGATAGCGAAGGCTCGAAATAAAACGGATGAATTACAACAAATACCCCTTTCTGAGCGAGCTGTTAAGTTACTTTTCAAGTATGGAAACAAACTTGAAAACCTACCAAAATACAAGTACCATACAGCGAGGATACATCTGATTAAAATAACTAAAATATTAAAGAAGAATTTCCCAGACAATAATTGGGAACGAACAATTACTTGGCATACGTCTCGAAGATCTTGTGCAAATGTGATGCTGAATGATAAAGAGATGGGAGAATTAACGATAGCAAGCGTAATGGGATGGAGTTCTACAAATCCTTTGAAGCGATATGCAAGAATAAACAAAAAGCGAATTGCAAAAGAGTTTTTTGTATGACAAAAATAGTAACGTACAAAAAATAATAGACATAGTGGCATAGAATAAGACATTACGTATAAATACCTGTTTTATAGGGTATTTATACGTGTTTTAAAATTTTAGATATGACAAAATACATTGCTTATATGAGAGTATCGACTCAACGACAAAAGAGGTCTGGGTTAGGCTTAGAAGCTCAACAAAGTATCATTGAACACTTTGTTAAAATTAGCAAAGGTGAAATTATACAAAAATTTGTAGAAGCTGAGTCTGGAAAAGAGTCTATCAATCGCCCACTATTGAATGAAGCCATTGAACTTTGCAAAAAAAATAATTATACGATGATTGTTGCTAAAATTGACAGATTAAGTAGGAACGTTCGGGATACGTTTTCAATCGTCGAAATATTAGAGAGCCGTTTGGTAGCTTGTGATATTCCAAATTATCCAATCGACTCTTTTACGCTTGCTATCTTTTCGGGTATGGCAATGCGAGAAAGGGAGTTAATAAGCCTTAGAACAAAGCAAGCTCTTAAAGCAAAGCGAGATAGAGGGGAAATAATAATTAGAAAGCCACCGATTCATTTTGATTTGTATCGAGAAAAAGCAAAAAAGGTTATTGAAGAAAATGTAAGGGAATATTACACAAATGATATTCTTGTGGCTTTTGTAGAGAAATGTGTAAGGCAAAAGCTTTCTTTGAAAGAAGCAGCTGCATACTTGAACAAGAACCTTTTTCGGACACGTCGGGGAAGGGAGTTTAATAGTTTATCGGTGCTGAGGCTGATACGGCGAGTGAGGGAGTTTTATTTAAAATAATAAAAAAGTCCCTTTTTAATGAGGGACTTCTTTTAAAACCATTCTATAAAATATAAATTCAGTGCCTTGCAAAGCTTTAGCTTTTAGGTTTACGATTTTCGGAAAACCATAAAATTGCATCTTCTACAAAATTTCGGGCATTGTTATAATCTTCTCTTGTACTTGCCTTTATTAATTTTGTTACCTCATCTGAAAAGTTAAAGACGAAAATATTTTTAGTTTTACTTTTTCGGTTTTTATTTTTAGTTGTATTGCCTGAACCTATTCTTGCACCACCCAAACCCATTTTTTTTGAACCTAAAATCCTATAACACTGCTTTTGAAATGCAGGCGTAAAAAATAGACTGAAATGTTGTGCTAATTGACGAGCTGTAAAGCCTTTATTGTGATATAGTTCGTTTGCTTCTTTTTGATTGAGAATCAAAAACTGTTCAATTTTCGCATAAGATAAAGCTAACTTTTTCATATTTTCACTAAGGCTTCACAAGCCTCTTTTTTTAATTTCACGACGAATGTAAATCCAATCGTCAGTCCAGTATTCTCTATCGAATGAGTACTCCAGAATTTTAACTTTCCAATCTGAATCTTCCCTTCTGGAGCATTGCTCCCGGGTATAGATAGTAACAGCCCGATAAAGCCCTTTTTTGAATACTACTTTGCGGAAAGTACCACAGTCATGCCATGTTTGGGATTCCTTTATGAACTCGTTTGCTACAAATTCAATCATTGTTAGTATATTGTAAAAAATCCCGAAGCCTCTGCAAAAGTATCGGGATTTTAGGGAAGTCGTAAATTGACCTTGTATTTCAAGGGACAATTTACGACTTTTTTTGTGAAAAAATATTTGCAGTCTGATGTCCTTTTTTTTGATGTGTTTTCAATCCTTTTTTGTTCAAAAAAAATAATGAAAAGTATTAAAATTAAGGTAAGTGCAAAGAATAAAAAATTCTTAGCAAAATACCACCCTGACGAAATACAGGTTGAAAACTATGACGAGATTGGCACGATGTGTTATGGAATATTAGTGACAACATTTGATGTGCTTAAATATAAAGAACCTGATGAGTTTGTATTTGAGATGAAGTATAAGTTTAGCGAACTTATAGAGCTGAGAATGGATAGAAACAAATTTTTAGCTTTGAGAAATGTACTTACAGTTGAAAAATTGCATAAAACCAAAACACAAGCTCCAGAGAAACTAAACAATTGCCAGCTTGTATTCAGGCGTTATTCTCCACCCAAAAAATATACAGAAATTAGGTTCTATGCTTGCCGGGAGGCGTCGGTAAAATTCAACTGCTACTTAGATAAACTGATCAATAGGGTATTTCTTGCGTATATGCACAATGAGGTTATTCTACAAAATAAGAAGATTGTTGATGCAATACGTGACTTTCAGGCATTGTATGACCTTTCAGACTTCGACTTTAGTGCCGAAACTTGTAAAAGATTTTGGCAGCGGCACAAAAACGATGCCTTTGCACCTTATCCCCTGATGATGTAATGAGTATTGATAATCCTTTCGTGAATGCCAGCTCCCAACCCAATGTCGGGGGCATTTTGAGTTTACGATTATTCTTTTCTTCAGATGTTGTACAACAGGCCCTACAAACTGAATGCAAAATTGATCAACTCACATTACTCTATCGTTATGCTCCACTTGCGAGCTGGAGAGCAAAAGACCGTGTGAGCGGTGAACTGAAATTTGCAGAAGTAAAGTCTGAAAAAGGTAGGAAGCAAAGTTTTGATTTTGTAGCGACGGTTGAAAGTGATGTTAAGCCAGAAGATTTTGAAGATTGGTTTATAAAGATAAAAGGCAAAAATCTTTGTGTAGTGGTGGAAAATGTAAATGGTTTTACTCGTTGCTTCAATCCTTATCATCTTAATTATACCTACGTTGGTGTAGCAGAGCATAGCCAGCGGAACAGGTTTGAACTTAGTTTCGTAAAAGCTAAGTTTCGGGAGTATGAGTATATTAATATTTTAGGGGATGCTAAGATTGAAAGAAAGCTCTGGCCAAAAGATGGGATAAACACTTATATATATAAGGTAGAGGTTCGGGCAAAAGATAGCTATGATATTGATTTGTATAAGCTATACTATGCTACAACAAACAGTTTTGCCGAAGCAAAAGCTTTTGTGAGTAATCCAGAGGTATTTCTACAAGAAGGCACTTATTATATTTTTGCTGCCAATAAGACAAATCCATCTATCATTTTTTCGCAAACATTAATAGTTAATCCGGGTACGGTAACTAATTAACACCTAATAAAATGAATAACTTAGATTTCACTCCCATCCCGCAGGATATTACCATCTTACGGGGCCCTTCGTGGCAATTTGACTTTCGCTTGCCTGTTGAGGTTACAAATATCAACCTGAACGACTTCACGATAAAGGCTTACATCTGGCTGAATAACAGCATTATTGAAACGCTTAACGCTCCTACGAACATTGTAATCGCAGAAAACGGCAAATCGTTTTTTGTGAAAAAAGAGTGGGTGAATGGCGATGGTACAGTTATCGACGATTTGATTTCGGGTACTTTGCAAATGCAAATCCTTGTGACGGATGCAGCCGGTAGGGATTATATTCCTGCTTATTTTAATATACATATTGTAGAAAAACCTACTGAAAGTACTGAGCGTGCGAGCTTCGACACACATTATGTAATTAATGTTGTGGATGGTGCATTCTATATTTTGGGGGTTGATTCTTTGTACAACCTTACGGTTGAAGCAAGCGAAGAAGCAGAACAATCCGCAACCTTAGCAGGGCAAAAAGCTACAATTGCGACAGATAAGGCTACAATAGCAACCGAAAAAGCAGGAATTGCTACACAAAAAGCAACGGATGCAGCTAATTCGGCTGAAGAAGCTCTTGCATACAAAAATACCGCTTACGACGAAGCTGTTATCGCTACACAAAAAGCTGGAGAAGCTAATACTGCGAAAGTTGCAGCACAAACTGCACAAGCAGTTGCAGAAGCCAAAGCGATAGAATCGGCAAATAATGCGAATAAATTCAAATATGAAGACTCTGAAGATATTATTGCCTCTATCGAAAATACTCTAAGACAGATGCTTGTGTATTGGGATACACAAGGCTACATGAATGCCCTATTTCGCTTACAAGCTAATGCCGTAGAACAAAGTAATATTGCTAATAATGCAGTTTCATTGCAAAAATTAGATACTAACCTCCAAAATCTTTTGGCTTTTTTATCAGCTTTTTCTGAGAATGATAATGAAAGCGGAAATCTTTTTGAGATTTTTACAACAGCACGACAGTATATTCTGCAGATAACCTCAACCGGTTTTTTGAAAGCACTATTTGATTATTCATTAAGTCCTATTCAAAAAAACGACTTGGGTACAGATTTACAAAATTCAGTTTTCAATTTGCTCCCGTTTGATCCTGAATTTGACGACTATATCTTTACGATTGAGGATAAAGTAAGAAAGTTATTGGCGGGAATTAGATATAGTGATGGAAAATTAGTTGCAGAGGGTATTACTATCACAATTCCAGATAGTAGTGTTACCTATCAGAAATTATCATCTGAATACAAAAAACTACTTCCTTATTTTGGTGGGAAAATGCTTTGTATTGGCGATAGCGTAACAGCAGCAGGATTGTATCAGACTACAATTGCAGAAAAAACAGGAATGGCTATCAGTACTCATGCAAAAGGAGGCATCGGCATCCTCGCAATGGTGGATGGTGATGGAGCATCTACAAGTCCAATCCTTCCTCTTTCAGCTGCACAAATACAGGATAAGGATATAGTTTCAATTTTCGGTGGGCTTAATGAACGAAGTACAACAATAGGTACAAGGGGCGATATGTATCCTACACAAAATACACTATATGGAAGATACAATTATACTATTCAAAAAATCTATACGCTTGCAGCAAGTGTGAATAGAAAAGATGTACGAATCGTATTAATTACACCGCACTGCGTAGGGAAGTATAATTATATAGATGCAGATGGTTATTCCGAATACCCTATTGGTTCTGGTAGAACCTTAGAAACATTAGTTAATGCTATTACAGATATTGGTGGACAGTGGGGAATACCTGTGATTGACTTATATCACAACAGTGGAATTAACAAAAATAACTGGGATATTCTTACAGCGAATACTATTAGCGGAAATGGTACATACCCAAGTAATGCTGATAATGTACACCCAAATACAGCAGGGTATATCCAAATTGGCAAATATATTTCAACGCAAATTAATCAATTATAACAATGGCAAAATCAGCTCAATTAATTTTGGACGTTACTGTTCCAAATAGCAATCTTCCTACAAGAAGAATTGATAAACGACTTACAGCAGGAAGTCTTTTATTATTAGACTTTTCGCACCCACAAAGTTCGGCAGTAGTACCTTCTAATGGTACTGCTATTAAAAATTTAGCCTATTGGGAGTCGATGCAGATACTTAGTGAAACAGTAGAAGCAAATGTAAGCCCTACGGTAGTTAATACCGCAACTACTAACGGGCTGAAACTTGAAATTACTACAAAAAAGGGGCTTCATGGTATTGTATCGCAGACAAATGATATAGCAACGGGTAATGATTTTCAAATTGTACTTCCAGTATCAATGAGGAATTATATTTTTAACAATCTATCACGAGGATTTTTTGTTTCTGTTTGGAGTAGAAAGACCCGACTTGCCCTTACAGGTAGTTCCGCAAATTTTATGCTTTTTACGGCTAATACAAACAATAATAATGTAATGGCGTTTGGAACTGGTGGCGGAATTATTACAGGGGCTAATTTAGGCTCAAGAGGCTCATCAACAGACCTCAATTCACTTGCAAATAAACAAATAAATGGAGCAACGAGTCAGCAAACTGGTACTGCAAGTAGTACTAATTTTACGGGATTTAAGTTTGGCTCTGGTGGCCCATACTCAAGTTTTGAATTGAACAAAGCTTGTTCGGAAATCCTCTATCAAATTCATATTGTTGATTTGACAAGTGCGGGGTTAACTTATGCACAAGCGGACGCTTTAGATTTAGCAAGCTGGACTGCCGCTTTTGCCATTGGAGGGCGTTTTTATCAGGATACATTTACAGATCCTGCAACTTTTGCTTAATCAAAAGCCCGCTGATTGGCGGGCTTTTCTAATTTATTTTTGGCAAAGCGGTGCTGTTTTTTGCTTTACGTTTTGTATATATTTTTTTCAAAAAAAAATTGTAACCGATTTTTTCCCAAACCGATACACAGCCGATTATTTCTGCTAATTCAGGTTTCATACAGCCAAAACTTTTGTACAAAATATCATATTTGCTTGCAAGCAAATAAGTATCAGGTTTATTCTTTTGTTCAAAGAACCAAAATTCAACATACTTTTCTGAATATCGAATTTTACGTATAGTAAGCTCTATTATCTGTTTCATATACAAATGTAATTTTTTGTGTCCTTTTCTTCCAAAAAATATCCTTAGAAATTCGGAACATGAAAGGTACAAATTTCCATTTAGTTCACGCTTTACAGGGCCTTTGGCATATCAGACGAGAGTCTGCATTTGCCTATTTGCCTATTGCTATTGCCCTGATGAAAGGGGAATCACCAACGGCGTTTTGGGGAGATGATGAAGATACCGAAGCCAGTAATACTAAGAATGTAGAGCGTTGGAAGGCTCAGTTTTCAGCAGCCAGTGAAGTATATGTTGAAAATTATTACTATGAAATTCTACCTATCAAGGTGAATGGAAACGTAGTAGTTATACCTATCATGGATGCCATTACTCAAAAGGATAATTGCTACTCAGCAGGTACACAAACGATACAATCTTGGTACGAAAAGGCAAAAAATGACCCTGAAATTGTAGGCGTTATTGAGCTTTCTAATTCGCCCGGCGGTTCTGTTTTTGGCACGGATGAATTAGCAAACTACAAATTATCTTATCCAAAACCAATCGTCTCACTCACTGAGGGTTTGTGCTGTTCGGCAATGATGTACATCGCTGGAGCATCGGCTTACAGGATGGCAACTTCAAAGAATTGCATTGTTGGTTCTATCGGTGTAATGACTACTTACATCAATTTTAAAAAGTACTACGAAGCTGAGGGAATAGACATCGTTGATTTGTATTCAAAGAGTTCTCCACTGAAAAATGATGCTCATCGTCGTGCTCAGCAAGGTGATTTCACAGGCTATACTGACGAAATACTATTCAAGATGGATCAGTCTTTTATGGGCTTTATGAAAAAGCAAATTCCCAACATTTCTCGAGCAGCTTTAGACGGTGCAGATTTTACTTCAGAAGATGCTATCAAAAACGGGCTTTTAGATCAAATCGGCACATTTCAACAAGCTTACGACAAAGTAATTTCCCTTTCGCAAGAAGCGAAAAATTCTAATAATTTAACACCTAATGTAATGGCTAAGAAAGTAGTAACAATGTCCGCATTTATGGCTGGACTCGCATCTATGTTTGGAGCTGAAATCGTAGATGATACCCAATCACCAGACGATGGTAAGCCCAAAGAAAAAAAAGATGATGAAGGCGACCCAGAACCTCTAAAAGAAGACCCTAAAGAAGAACCGAAAGAAGACCCGAAAGAAGAACCTCAAGGAACTTCAGACAAAGCTCTTTTGGCAAGCCTTCAAGCAAGATTAGATGCTTTAGAGAAAAAACCAGCAGGTAATTCTACAAAAGTTCCAACTGAAGGTTCTGCGGAAGAGGCTCTCAAAGGAGCATCGGGCAAAAAAGAAAAAGCATGGCACGACCAAAATTACGAACACGTGCAGCGAGCTAAGCAAGCAGGTTTACTTTAGTAGTACATAATAGTTCTACACCATCATTTTTATTGTTACAAACATTAACACCTAATTTTTATTCAAATGAATATTGACGAAATTAAAGCAGAAGCCGGTTCTTTTTATATCGACGGCGGTCAAGGAGCTAAAGACATTCTTAGCCGTTTCCGTCAAAGAATTGAATCTGACTTATTGATGACAGATGTTGCACCTACGACAGATACTGTAGTAAGAAAGGCAAGTGCAAGTACCACTTCTGTACTTCAAGCATTCCAAAAAGTTTGGACTCCAAAAGGAGCAACAACCTTCAAAATGGAACCTATCCAATTGTTCAAAATCAAAGCTGATTTGGAAGAATACCCTGATGATTTGGAAGAAAGCTGGTTGGGATTTTTGGCAGGTGTGGACGAAGTTGATCGTGCGAAATGGCCGTTTGTAAGATGGTGGCTGGAAAAAGAAATTATGCCAACGATGGAGGAAGACTACGAAATGAGCTTATGCTTCAAAGGTGTTGCAGTTGCACCAACTTCGGGCACAGCTGGAGCTACTGCAGGTAGTATGGACGGTATGAATATTATTTTGAACCGTCATATCGCATCAGGCAGACTTTCGCCATTTGTTGTTGGAGCTCCTCCAACTGATCCTGTTCTCTTTGTAGAGTACATGGAAGATTTGACAAATCGTGTTCCGGCCATTCTTCAGGACAAATTAGAGCCGTGGAGATTGAGCCGTACTTTAGGAAAACGCTATTTAGATGGCGTTGACTTGAAATACAACAAAAACTACGCTCAAGTTACCGACAAGGTTGGTATTCACAATACTAACATGTCGATTGCAGTTGTACCAGACCCAACTACGGGTAAAATGAACGTTGGTTTAAGAAGTCAAGAAGGTTCTTCAAAAATCTGGACAACTGTTAGAGGGAATTCGGTTGTAAGAACTAAAAACCCAAAAAATCAAGGCGTTTTTAAAATCGAATCGGCGAAAAGACAAGTTTTAGCCTTTACGGATTTCTGGAAAGGCGTTGGTGTATGGTTGCCTGAGTATGCTTTCTGTAACAACCAGGATCTAACGATTCCAGCTTAATAAAATCATCACTAAAGAGCAGCATAATGATGTTGCTCTTTTAAATTTTTTTCAAAAAAATGTCTAAAAAAAAAATTGAAGCTCCAGAAGCAGATAAAGCTTTAGGGGGCAATACTGGCGATACTGTTACTAAAAGAGAAGGAGTAGAAACTTCTACAACAACAGTTGCTACTGACACTCAAACAGTGCTTTCAGACGACAAAGCGGATTTCAAAGACAAAGAAATTCAACGTTTGACGGCTGAAAATGAAACGAAAGATAGAATTATCAATCTGCAAAATGATAAAATTCTCCAGCTTGAAAAACTTTCTGGTTTAGTTTCAAAAGATGGCTTAACTATTTCGAGGGATGGTGAGACGTACAGAGTTGCAGATGGTATCACAAAATCAATTCATCATAATCATGTTGCCGTAAAGGTTGTAGATTTCACCGATGATATGATTAAAGAATATGTTGAAAAAGGCTTCCTTGAAAAAGTCTAATTTTTATTCTTTAAATTTTTTCTTTCACGATTTTAATTTTTCTAAATACAATGCCAGAGCCAACATTTAAACCACCTACCAAGAACCTCACGCATGCCAATACAAACCATACGCCGGGGGTTGCTTTTTCGCTGTTTTTTGCTCTAATCGACAATTTAACAGCAGAGCCAGTTCATAACAAGGCAACTGGTACTTCTACACTCACTGAAAATATTAGTGCTACGGGTACTTTTACATTTACCGAAGGAAACGGTTTTGGTTCTATTCGTTGTGCCAAACAGCCAATTGTCGTTGAAAAGACGATGGCAAATGGTTCAGCTGAAAACACAATGGACCTAAGCTTTTTGGACAGTGACGAAGCAAAAGGTTTCCGTTATACTTATCGTACTGCACAAATGATTATTTGTTTTAAGGATGCAAACGGTAAGTTCAAAAAATATGGCACAATTGATTTTCCTGTAACAATTTCGGAGTCTGAGGCTAAAAATGAAGATGGCTCTTTAGTTGTGAAGCTAACCGCAGCAGTCAAACCGATTGCGATTCTTCCAGAAGCGTTTGCCCCAACTGCACCAACAGCATAATAGTTTGTAGTCGAGCATAAATAGTTTTTTTACCTATTAAAACAAAAGGGCGGGCAAAATTGCCCTCCCTTTTTTTGTATATGAATAATGAAATAACCGATTGGCTAAATACAGGCAAAGATTATAATAGAGGAATTGCATTGTACGAAAAATACGGTACTGAAAAAGCCTTATTATCCTGGTACAAAATGGGTAAAAATTCCGCAGCTCTCAGCTCGCTAATTGACGAATTGAAAAAGCTGGAGAACATGGCAGTTATCATTCAGAAACAGATTGAAACAAAGCCAATACCCATACTTTCAGTTCAAAAAAAGAAAGTAAATCAGGTGAAATCTATACGCCCAACCGACCAAGATGATGCACCTGAAGAAGTAAAAATACTTGTAAAACGTAGGAAGGAGGTATTCGGTGAAGTCAATCGACTCCATGCCATTCTTTCAGAAACCGATGATTTGAAACGTGCAATTGCAGCTGTCAAACTGATAACTGCATGGGATGAAATAGAATCTATTTGGATTAAGACAAACTATTTTGATGTTCACAAACAATTGCCTGTTGAGCTGCCAAAAGTTGTAATTGAAATTGATAGAGGCGAGTCATTAATGAAACGCCTGAATAATTTGAGGTCGATAAGGAGTAAGTGTAAATCGGGTAGATTGAATCCTGATAGATTACCCGAAGTAGAAGCTGAGATACATGAAATAGAACTGTTAATCGAATCATCAGAGGATGAAATTATTTCAAGCAAGTGATATAGTGTTAGAAGCTCCACCAGACGAAAAAAAAGATTTTGGTTTACTTAAAATCTCTGAACTCAACTTCAAAGTAGCTGATGATACCAATTTGGCTGAAATGTTAGAAGAAAGCCAGATGGGAGATGTGATTTGCTACCATAGTGATGGTAAATTTTCGCAACATCAATTAGTTGCAAGCATCTGCGAAAAAGTAGGACCTTCAAGCCTACATTTTGCAACATGGACACTAACCGAAGACCCTGTAAGGGTTCTATACAAATTATACGAAAAAGGCTTGATAACATCCGTTATAGCCCTTTTTGATGAACGAATTAAAACCTATTCATCTAATGGTTTGCAGTTTGCGAGTACATTTTTTGAAAAAATTGGTTTATCAAAATCCCATGCAAAAATCACAGTATTGGAAAATGAAAGCTGGAGTATTGTGGTATTAGGCTCTGCCAACTGGAGCAATAACCCAAGACTGGAGGCGGGAACAATTCTATTTTCAAAAGCAGCTGCACAACATTATAAATTAGTCATCAACTCTAAAATTGAAAAATATGACAACCGAGCAAATAAAGGAAGTTGAAGAGCTGGCATCGCTACACTTCAGTGAAGGACAAATTAGCCTGATTTCAGGTATTGATAGTAATGAACCTGATTTCAAAACAGCAGTGCAAAAGGGCTATCTAATCCGGGAGTCCAAAATTAGGAAATCAATTTTCCAGTTGGCTGAAAACGGTTCTGCTCAAGCTCAAATGCTTGCCCTGAAAATAATGAAAACCAAAAAACTACTCCTATGAAAAAAGCTGAAGAAGTAAAAGGCATTAAGGAAATATGTCAAGCCATACAGACAGGTAAAAAAATATCCATGTCCGATTCTCAAGCTCGTACAGTTGCACGCTACCAGATGATTGTTGATTTACTGAAGAAGTATAGACAGGAGCGTCCAGATTTAGAAGCTTATGAACTTAGAGCAGAAATCAAAAAAGAATTAGCAAGACAAACAGGTATTTCACTATTTCAAGCAGGAATTGATTACGTGAAAACCTTAGAATATTTTGAGGTAGGAACATCTATCAATCAGCGTGAGCTTAACATAGAAGCAGCACTCCAGGAGAATGCAGATTTGATTGAAAGAGCTGTTGACAGTGGCGACCTAAAATCCGCAGCACAATTTGAGCGGAATAAGGTAATGCTTTTGAAGCTCCAGTCAGATAAACCGATAATTGATTGGCACAGCATACCATTTCCTATTATCCGATTTGCTTTTAATCCCAAAATTCTGGGAGGTTCTTACAAAAAATCTCTACAAGAATTATACTCTGAAATTAACGAGGTCGAAAGCTCTCTAAACATCGACTCACGAAACTATAAAGACAGTCGATTGATAGAGATGTTCGACATCAGCGACGTTGAGTTTGAAGATATTACTACACCTGAAGACGATTAATATAATGCAAGAAGAAAAAATTATACACCGAAATATTCCGCAAATGATGGTGATTGCCATTTGGGCAAGAATCATGGTTTTATTATGGGCTCGTGGTACAGGGAAAAGTGAAGGTGGTACAGCCGTTTGGGTATATGAAAATGCAATTTCAATGCCTGGTTCTGTTGGTGCAATTGGAACGGACAGTTATAAACACCTTCGGAAACAAATTCTCCCGGAATTAGAAAAAACTTGGAGAAAGTTGGGCATGAAAAAAGGTAAGGATTATTGGATTGACCAATTTCCACCAAAAAACCTTGGTATTCCAGAAGCAATTCGACCTATTTCAGAGCCTGAAAATGTAGTTTTCTGGCGAAATGGTTCTGCTACCAAATTATTTTCTTTCAATTTTCAATCACTCCAACAAGGGGACTCTATCGACTATTTAGGCGTTGAAGAAACCAAATTGGTTAATCCAAAACGCCTAAATGAAGTATTTCCTTGTTTGAGAGGGAACGAAGATGCAGAATGGTCATGGAAATCATGCCATCACTCTGTAATGTTAGTTACAGATATGCCTGATGAAGTGGACGGTATGTGGATTCTTGACTATCAAGACATGATGGACGAGAAGATGATTAAGCTCATTCTCAAAATTCAAGCTCACATTTCTCTTTTAGAAGATAAACTTGAAATTGAAAAAGACAAACAAGAACAAAAGTTTATCGAAGAAGAGCTTCAAAAATTAGGTGAGAAAATTAATAAATATCGTAAGAAAGAAGTATTTGTAAGCTATGCTTCCACACTTGAAAATATTCATGCGTTAGGTCAAGATGTAATAAGAAACTTACAAAAAATTTTGAATGATAATAAGTTCAGACGTTCAGTAATGAACGAACTCCCAAAGCAAATTGAGAACTGTTTTTACCACATGCTATCGAAAGATAAACATGGATATACGTCTCTGAATGCAAAGTTTATTAATAGTTCTGGAGACAAAACAAAAGACGATTGTCGATGGGATAGCGATTTACTTGAGGAGCAAGATTTGCACATTGCCTTTGACTACAACGGGAATATTTGTACAGCGATGGTAGGTCACTATGATGAGAATCGTAAGGAGCTAAAGTTTCTCAAGAACTTTCACCTCGATATAGCAAAAGGAAAAACAAAAAGACTTCTTAGACTTGTAGTGAAAGAGATAGTTGAGTACTATAAGTATAGGAGCAACCGCAGGATTCACTACTATTACGATAACACAGCAGTAGGAACTGATGCCGATAGGGATGAACAAAGTACCTATAAGGCTATTGTAGAGAAGGAACTCAAGAAAGGTCGATTTGATGTTTATTGTCATAATGTAAAATCAACAACTCACAAGGAGCGGTTTGAAGATTGGGAAATCATTCTAAGTAGGGACGATTCAGCTTTATTTAGTTTCCTATTCAATATTGAAAATTGCCGTGAATGGCTTTTTGCTTGTACCCATACAAAAACTTTATTCAAAGATGTTTTAAAAAATGGACAGATTGAAAAGAAGTTTGAGAAAGACAAGACGGAGGAAAAGAAAGGTAACATACAACCCATACAAGCAACACACATCACAGAGGCAGGCGACACGCTTTTTGTTGGCATCTTACAGAGATTCAGCAATAACTTACAGTTTTTCGGATAGCCCCCGGCCCCAACCAGCACCACCCACCCGAAAGCCGACCCCCAAAAGGTCGGTTTTT